TGGCCGGTCACGTTCGCCGCGGCGGGCGCGGGGCCCTGCGAGGCCTGGTACTGACGGCGCGCGGCGGTGCTACCCAGGAAGCGCGGGTTGAGGACTTCCAGGGCTTCGTGACGCTGGCCGTCTTTGCCGGTGAACTCGGCTTTGGCGATCACGCCACTGACGGCGACCTGGTCGCCCTTCCGGCATGTCTCAGCGATCCACGAGTGGCGCTCGCCCCACAGGGCGGCGCGCACCCACACGGGGGCGCCTGCGTCCTCCCACTCGCCCGTGGGCTTACCGTCCGGGCCTCGGCGCTGCCTGCGCGGCGTCGCGCAGATGCGCAGTTCTGTGACTTGCTGGCCTCCTTGGGTCCACCTGACGTCGGGGTCGGCGCCCAGGTTGCCGGTGATCGTTGCTTCAATTGCCATGATGGTGTGTCCTTTTCGTTGATTTCACGCCGTTTGTGGGGCGTGGTGTGGTTGGTGTGGGCCGCGAGCGCCATTAACCGTCCGTCTGGTCGATTCGCTGTGTGGCGTTTTGCGGGCCTTTCAGACCCCCGGGTGGGTGTGGGTACCGCCGGGGGGCTGTTCGCCTGTCAGCGGCCCGTCCCGGGGGCTTGTCGGGGTGTTGCTGCGTCGAGCATGGCCTGCCACTCGGCGGGCGGCGGTGCCGATGGCACTTCGCGGCGCTCTCGTGGCGTGCGCCCGATGGCATGCCAGGCGCGCGCTTCGACCTGCACCCCGTCACACCCGGCCTTGACGGCGCTGATCTGCGCTTTCTTCCACGCTGCCCATACGGTGGGTTCGTCTGAGAGCTCCTCGGGCGGCTCGGGTAGGCCCATCCGCACGGCGGTTTCGAGCCTGGCCTTGCCGAGGGCGCGCCACCTGCGGTTGATGTCGGCCGGCATGATCCAGGCGCGCTCGTCGCGGTAGTGCTCCCCGACGATGCGCAGGGCGTCCTGCAGGGGCATGTCCAGGTCGAGCGCTTCGGCCCATGCGAGCACGGCGGCCTGGTCAGGCTGGCGGTTGTCGAACGCGGCGGCCTTGGCGAGGACCTTGGCGGCTTCGGTGCGGTTCATGCTGCGCCTCCTTCGACGGCAATGAGCGCGGGTTGGTCGGTGGGCTGGTGGTTGGCGTCGAGGCTCTCGGCGAGGGCGAGCCATCCGTTGACGCGGTCAATGGTCGTGCTGCGCGGGGCCTGGCCTCGGCTCGGCTGCGTGTGCTGCTCCTGGCAGCGGCGCGCCCAGTTGCGCCACGTGGCCGCCCAGTCGGTCTTGCGGCCCTTCGCGCCGGGCTGCGCGGTCCAGTAGTCGCGAAAACGGTCAAGCTCGAGGACGTTCGCCGCGGCGGGCGCGTTGACCTTGGTCCAGGCAATGAGGTCATCGTCAGGGACCCACCCGTCGGGCAAGCGCGTGCCTCGGGCCTTCGAGGCTTTCGAGGCTGGCTTGGTGTTCGTGGTTGCCGGGGCCGCGTCAGCGGACACGGTCACGAGCTCAGCGCTCGCGGTCTCTGCGTTTTCGGTTTCGTGAGAGGGGCCTAAAAGGGTGAGTTTCCCTGTTCCCTGTTCCCTGTTCCCTGTTCCCTGTTCCGGGAGTGAGCCCTCAGTGAGTGTGCAGTGAGGACTCACTGAGCCCTCAGTGAGTGTGCAGTTTTCGGCGTTGTACTGCGGGAAACGGGGTTTTGACGGGCGGTTGATTTTCTGGTGCTTGTCCCAGCTGTTGATTTGCAGGTATCGGCGCCCGTCGGGGCCCTCATAACGGGTGATTAGACCCTGTTGTGAGAGGCGCATGAGGCCTCCGTGAGTCCTCAGTGAGGCCTCAGTGAATGTGTCGAGAGGGTACAGGTCACACTGAATGAGTTGGGGCTCGTCGCGGCCCACGCCGTTGTCCTCGACGTATGACCATAGGCCGATGAATAGGAGCCTGTCCTCGATGCTCAGGGCGGCGATGTCCTCGCTGCGCCAGAATTCGGGTTTGATGGTTCGGATGCGCACGGCTGTTACCTCCTAGTCTGTAGCGGCTCGTTTTGCGGCTCGTTCCTGAATGTCACGCCATTTGCCGTTCCATTTCACCCATGATGTGACGCTCACGGAATCGCCGTTTTTGGTGATAAGGCCCTGACGGGCGCAAATGTCCACGCGTGACATGGCGGCGGGGATGCCTAGGCGGTTGACGGCGACCTCGAGGGGTATGACACCGTCGGTTTCGGGGTGCGCGGCGCACCATGCGAGGGCGCGCACGTACCAGAGCTCGGCGTCGGGGCCGACGGCGATAATGACGGGGTCGTCGTAGTAGGATGCGGGAAGCGCCGCGAAGCGACCAGGCCAATTGAAACGTGCCATTAGCTCATCCTTTCGTCTGGCTCTATACGGATCTCTATTTGCTGGTAGTCGGCGAGAGCGAAGCCGCTGATGTCGGCGATCACCCACCCGGCGGGGATGGTCTGTAGGGCTTCGATGAGTTCGCCGGGGTTGATCCGGGCCCCGTGTTCGATGCGGATCGTGAGTAGCTCGGTACGGACGGCGCTAAGCATCTTCGGCCTTCCGCTTCGGCTGCGTGTAGTAGGTGATATCCACGCACGTGCTGTATCCGCGTGGTACGGCGTCGATGGTGAGGATGCGGGCAGTGAGGGGCAGGGCGTTAATTTCTCGTGCGAGCTGTTCGGGGCTGATCCCGAACGCTGCGTTAAAGCTGACGCGCTTGTGGTCGATCTTCCGTGGCATTACTGGGCCTCCCAAGGCATCGAAGTGGTGTAGAAGATATCGACGCGGCGAGTGGGGATCGGCCCTGCGTTGGTAGTGACGCGCATTTCGACGATGTCTGAGTAGAAGGGAATCTTGTCGAGCATCGTTTTCACGGTTGCCGGGAGGATGGGCTTGTCGGCGGTGAGACTGAGCGTCATAACATTTTGCGGCTTGCGGCTGGTAACCATTTCAGGCCCCCTTCTCGGCGGGTTCGCGGTAGTTGATGATCAGGCGTCGCGTTCCTGCGAACGGGCCGTTAACGTCCACGCCTGCGTCGTCGATGACTGTGTCGTACTTGAGTTGGGAGAGGAACGCGGACACGATGCCGACGGGAACACCGTCGCCGTCGGCGTACGAGATGGTGAATTGGCCTTTGATGTAGCGCTTCATTTGTGGGTCTCCTGTTCGTGAATTATGAGGGTCACCGTATGGGTGCCCTTGGGGGCTTTCTGTGGGTCGCGCTCAAACGCGACGCTCGGGATGTGGGTGTGGTCGTCGTCGTCCCAGACGCGGGCGTCGACCAGGCCGTCGATGATCGCCTTCACCGTGGGCGCGGCGTTGGCCGGGTCTGCGCGGGTGGCCGTCGGGTAGCCGATGACAGCGGTGACCGTGGACGCGCCTAGCCGTCGGCCCGCTGCGCCGGTGATGCGTGCTTCGCTGGCGGCGAGGGCGCGCAGCATCCGCGTGCGCCGCATCCTGGTTGACCAGTGGAGCCGTTGGTTGGCTGTGAGCCACACGGCGGGGTGCAGGGTGAGGGCGAGCCGGATCATTGCTCGCCCATCTGCTTGAGGCCGACGGCGACGGCGTGGGCGGCCTGCAGGGGCACCGTCCCCGAGTAGAGGAGGTCCATGCGCTGGTCGTGTGAGAGATGTAGGCTCGGCGTGGACACGTACCCGATGGGCAGGCCCATCATCCATTCCACGAAGCCGATAGACAGGCGGCCCGCGTCGGTGTTGGTGGGCAGCGAGTACAGGGGATAGGGGTACCGCTCTCCCGTGACTTTCTCCCAGTGTTCGAGGGCGCGCGTGAGGGCTTTGTCGGCGTGGCCTTCCATGTCATCCTGCGCCCACCTGTATGCGTCGACGTCGAGGTGCGTGTCATACGCGCTGGGCGTGGGCCATAGGTCGCCGGTCCACGGGTCGGTGTCCAGGTAGGCTGCGTTCACCGTGGGCACGTCGATGTCGTTACGGACACCGATTGCGTACGTGCGAAGGCGGCGGTGGGGCGCCCCGACCGCGTTCGAGCACAGGCAAGGCCATTCCGTGCGGTATCCGTGGCTGGCGAGATAGTCGCAGACCGGCACGGCTTCATCGTTGGGGAGTTGAACTTCGACGATGACGAGCGGGGGCTTGTAACCGGCGTCGATCAGCCACCTACCTACCCGAAGCCAGTCTGTGACGCCGTTGATGGTGAGCACGTCCACCATCGGGGGATGCTTGCTAATGTCGGTGTAGGCGGCGGCTCGCGGGTGGTGGTAGTGCATGGCCATCCGGCCCGCGTAGTCGACCGGCTGGCCGGGGTGCGCGTGCCACTGCAGGGTCGCGCCGCCCAGCGCGGCTGCCACGCCGATAGGGAGGCCACCGTACCCTGGGTTGATCGCGCCGATGGTCAGTTCAGTTGTCATCTTCGAGGTCCTCCTCGCTGATCGGGGCGCCCGCGTGCGTGTACCAGGCGCAGAAGTCGCCCTCCGTGCGTTTCGAGACGCGCATCCTGCCAGGCGTGGCGACGATCATGTCGCCTTCTATGGCCCACACGGCGGTGCCGGGCCCGGTCAGGAAGATCAGGCCGTAATCGCTGCAGGCGACCACCTTGCGGGCGATCTTCGCTATCGCGTCCGCGTTGTCGCGGGTGAGGCGTACGGCGCGCACCATCACGCGCTCCTGGTACGTGCGCACGCCGTCAATACCGGCGAGCGGGTCAAACGCTGTCATTTTCTACGTCCTTAGCTGTGTGAATGAGTGTGTGGACCGCGAGCGCGGCTTGTTGTGGGACGACGCCGTTGCCGAGCATTCGGAGTTGTCGTTCGCGGCTTAGGTTGAGGTCGGGGCCGGTGACGTGGCCGTCTGGTAGCCCCATGAGCCATTCGACGAAGCGGGCGGATAGTTGGTGTTTGCCGCCTGCCCGGCGTGGGGGTGTCGTGGGTGGGGGGGCTTGGCGGCCGGTGACTTTCTCCCACCTGGCGATTGCGGGGGCATAGGTGCCGAAGTCGGTGTACTCAAGTCGCGTTGCAAGATGGGTTGATTTTTCGGGTGGCCGGCCCGATGTGCGGGGGAGGCCCATTACGCCGTCGCCGGCTTTAGGGGTCGGCAGTAGTTCGCTGGCCACCTCGTGGAGGTTGGGCCCGTATCCAGGGGATGAGCGCGGCGCGTACGTGGCTTGCGTCGTGGGGAGGAGGCCGCCGGTTGGGAGTAGGTCGTTTTCGACGATGATCCCTAGGTCGGTGACGCGCTCTCTGCCTGGCTTCTTCCGCAGGTGTTCGGACGGGCTGCTTCCCGAGGGCTGCGCAACCGGGGTGGGTAGGAGCTGTACTGCCTGGGTCAGGGAGTGGCCTGTGCCGTCTTGGTGGCGGCCGGCTTTGTGGTCGGACGCGGTCGGCGTCGGGATCAGAGGGCCGTCACTTGGTCTTGTAGGCTCACGCTGTGGCCGCCTGCCTTGCGTTTGTCCGGGTGTTGCGGGCCGCCGCATGACCCAAGGTTGGCCGTCGGGGTAGCTAATAAGGAAGAAGCGGGCGCGCCGGTGGGGGGCGCCTGCGTCGGATGCGCGTACAACACGCCACGCTGTGCTGTACCCGATTGTGGCCAGGTCTCCTGCCACACGTCCGGCTGCCCTGAGAGAAGGTCCATTTGTTCCCGTTCCCAGCATTGTCGGCTCGGATTCCACCGGGCTATAGGCTCTTGCACTGAGTGTTCCTAACACGTTTTCCCACACGACGAGGCGGGGTCTGATGGTTTCGACGGCGGCGGCCATGGATTCCCACAGGCCTGAGCGGGTGCCTGTGGCCATGCCTGCGCGCTTGCCCGCGAGGCTTAGATCCTGGCAGGGCGAGCCGCCGCATATGATGTCGACGGGCTCCACGTCTGCCCAGTTGATCCGCGTGATGTCCCCGAGGTTGGGGGTGTCGGGCCAGCGCACCTCGGCGAGCTTGCAGGGGCCGGGTTCGACGTCGCTGGTCCACGCGACCCGCGCTTCGGGGTCTAGGGCCATGGCGACGCCCATGTCGAGGCCCCCGTAGCCCGTGAACAGGCTCCCGATGGTCGTCATGGCCGGCTTCTTTCGCTGGTGAGGGTGTCGATGGTGTCGCGGATGTTGGTCGCGTGCGTGTTCGTGACGTGATCTCGCGCGGCGTTGTCCATCTGTGTTGAGGCTTGGTTGATCGCGTCACGCAGCTCAACCACAAGGATTGCGTCACGCAGCCGCGCGGCGGCCTCCTCGTATGGGCTCTTGTGGGGCCATTCGGGGATCATGCCGCATCATCTCCCAGTCCGAACAGGTCGAGGGGCGCTTCGATGCCCTGCGCGAAACGGGCTTTGATGAGCGGGATGTACCTGTCGTCGAGTTCGCAGCCGACCGCGCGCACGTTCTCCATAGCCGCCGCCTGCAGGGTCGTTCCAGACCCGGCGAACGGTTCGAGGATCAGCGAGCCCGGCTTTACGACCAGACGGATTAGGTACCGCATGAGCTCGAGCGGCTTCACGGTGACGTGCTGTACCCCCCCCACGATGGGGCGCTCGCGCTTAGGGGCCTTCGGCTGGTATCGGAACACCGGCCACACGTGGTCGGGGGCTCCCTGCTCGACGGCGGCGGCCATGGCCTGCTCGCCCATGAGAAGATTCGGCGGGTACAGGCCGTTGACCGCGTCCATTCCTGCACGGATGTTCATTGCTCCGGTACCGTGCTCACGCACGTTGTCGACCAGGCGGCCCTCGGTCGGGCGGCGGGCCACGACGATTGGTTCCCACGCGGGCTTCAAACCAACGCCCCATCCTTCCCAGGCTTTGGCTTCGTCGGTGACCGGGGCGCCGCTGGTTTGTAGCTTGTAATTGCTGAAATCTGTGGCGGTTTTGCTCGTGTCCCAGCGTTCAATCGCGCGCCCCTCGCGCTGGTCGAGGACGCCTGCGTCGCGGTCAAACGATGCCGAGAGGTCGCACCCTGCAGGCTTGCCGTCGGCGCGTATCCATGCCATGCCTTCGCGCACCTCAAAGCCGGCGTCCTCGAGGCCGCTCGTGAGCCGGTGATAGGTGCGCGGCGCTGAGAAAGCGAGTAGATAGCCGCCGGGCTTGATGACGCGCAGCGCCTCCTCACCCCACGACTGAGCCCACGCCTGGAACCCGGTCGGGGTGGCAGTGTCCCACTTCTCGCCCAGGAAGGTGATCCCGTAGGGCGGGTCGGTGATGACAGCGTCGAAATGCTGGTCGGGATACGTGCGCATGATGTCCCTGCAGTCGCCCTGGTGGAGGGTGATTCCGTCGTACAGGTCGATGCTGTTCACGCTGCGCCTCCGTTCGGGTCGGTGTCGTCGCCGTAGTCGAAGATCGGGGCCGTCTCGTCGATGATTTCGACCTCAGCGACGGGCGCGGGTTCGGGTGTGGGCTGCGCGTGGTTGCTGTTATAGATCGCGAGCAGCTCCGTGTGGAGGGTGGCGGCTTGTTCGTCGTTCAGGGCGGGCACGGCGACTAGCTGGCCGAGGCACCGCTTACACAAGTCCTTATATGCAGCCTGCGTGAAGCTGAGGGTTTCGAGGCCCTTTGCGACGCTGGCCTGCGCGGGGGTGAGCGGCTTGTCGAGGGTCGCGGGCTGTGACGGGGCCGCCGCGGGCTTCGCGGCCGGCTTCGGCTTCGCCGCCGGGGCCTGGGTGGGGGCGTCGTCCACGATCTCAGCTTCAAGGATTTCGCCCGTGTCGGTGATCGTCGCCCCGAAGTCCTCGGGACTGTAGATCATGCCCATGAGGGCTTCGGACGCGCCCTGACGGGCGACCTCGGTGATCGCGCGGGCCCTGAGCATCTGGGTCGGGTATTGCGACCACGGGCCCTTCTGTCCCCACAGGCCCGCCTTGACGGCCTTGTCCTTATCCCAGGTGACGGTGAACTCGAACTTCTTGTCGTCGGCCCTGATGAGCGTCGCAGTCACAGACTCGGGGCTGTTTTCCACGATGCGCAGGGTGTGGCCTGCGCGTCGGACCACCGCTGCCATGAGGTCCGAGGACAGTGTCGCGCGTCCGTTGATGACGGCGATTGACGCGAGGGCCTGCAGTGGTTCGAGGCCGAGGGCTGCGCCGGTTTCGGCGGCGACGAACGCGTTTGCGGCGTTGCCCCTGTACGCGGTGGGCAGGATCGTCGAGGGGGCGAGGCGGGCGATGTAGTCGGCGCGTTCCTGTAGGCCGGCGGTGATGTAGGAGAAGCCAGGGGCCGGGGCGGGTGCCGGGGTGGTGGGTTTCGTGGTGGCTTTGCCGCGAGGCTTAGCAACTTCGGTGGCTGCCATGTTCTGGGGTCCTTTCAGTAGGAGAGACCGATGGGGTATAGTCCCCAGTCGTTGAGTTCGTTCTGCATGTCGTATGCGCAGTCCTCACAGATGTTGTGAGGGGGGGGCAGTTCGTCGCCGCAACGCCTGCAGGTGTTCATTCGTGGACCTTCCTGCGTCGCTTGGTGGTCTGTCGGCGCTTGGCTTCGTTCGGGTCCCAGGAGAGCCACACGAGATAGCCGCCCTGCCCGTCGGATCGGGAGTCGACGACCCAGAAGGTGCCGCGCGCGTTCAGGTGGTGCGCATAGGCGCGAATCGTGTCAACGCGGCGGCGTGGCCAGCCGCCGGTCTCGCTCTCCTCGTTCGGTAGGAGGAACGTTTCGCCGGGGTGCGTCTGAATGTGGCGCCGTTCGGCGGGGGTGGTGATTCGCAGGAACAGGGGGGCGTGGGAGCCGATCTGCGATTTGTTGGGGATTGGGGCCTTACGGATGGTCACTGCGCTTCGCCTCCCTGCTGTTCTTCGCGGCCCAGGAGGGCGGTACCGAGCGCGATTCCGGCGGCGGTGGGGATGAGGGCGAGGAGGCCGGCGGCGAGGTTGCGCTCGTAGCACGCAAGCAGCATGGCGAGGACGCCGTAGGTAGCGGCGGCGGCTGCGATCAGGTGGTAGATCGTTGCGGCGGTCTTGGTGTAGGCGGGTACGTATCGCATGGGTTTTGTTTCCTTTGGTTAATTAGGGGGTGGGGCCGCCGGGCTGCCAGCGGGGCGGCCCCACCAGGCCGGGGTTAGGCGACGGGAGGCGTCATTGCGGCGATCTTCCGCGCGAGGGATTCGTGCGCGTCGACGATGTCGATCAGCTTGCAGATTTTGTCGATGATCTCCGTCATCTGCGCGATCTCTCGGTCAAGCACTCCCGTAGCTGCGCGGGCAGCCATGGCATTGTGGAAGTCCCTAGCGTTTGCGCGGTCCACCTCAGCGGCGCTTCTTTCCTGGTCCAGGAAGGCGCGCAGCCAGACGAGTTCGTCGAGGGTGAGTTCAAACGGGATGAGCTTGTCCGTTGCGTCGTTGGTGCTCATCGTCCGTTGCCTCCCAGGTAACGGCGGTTAATCACGTATCCGGCGGTGGCGAGCAGCGCGCCGAGGGCGAAGGTACCGAGCGCGAAGCTGATGCCGTCGAGTGTGGCGCCGGTCTTGGCGAGGCGCTGCGCCGGGGCCGGGGCGGGCGTCTGGTCGGCCTTCGGCTCGGGCTTCGGGGTCGCGTGCGTGGGCGCGGGAACAGGCTCGGTCGTCACGCGAGGTTCGGGAGTGGGGTCAGGGGTCGGCGCGGACTGAGGCTCATCCGAGGGCTTCGGCGCGGGGGTCGTCGGCGTGGGGTCCGGCGTCGGGTTGGTGGGGGTCGGCTCGGGCGTCGGCTCCGTGGAAGGCGTCGGCGCGGGGGTGGGCTTCACAGTGCCGTCACCGTCCGTCCCGCCGGCGGCCTTCACCGTCGCAGTCGCCTCCAAAGATGCGCCGTTGATCGTGGCTTTGTTCGTGTACGTCGTGACGCCGTCGATGGGCTGCGTTGCGTCCGGGTAGGTAACACAGGTGAGAGCGCCAGCCGGGGGCGTGAAAGTCAGCGTGTGCTTCGTGTCGTCCAGCTTGCCGTCCGTCCACGAGGTCGTGTCCGGTGCCCACGTGGGGCCGGTGCTGCACTTCACCGCCGTGTGCAGGGTGTTGGTTTCGTCCGTGATCGTGTACTCGACGCCGGGGTCCACCTTCCACTGGATGCCCCACCCGACCGAGCCGTCTCGGTTGGTCCACCCGTACTTGACGGTCTCTGGCTTGGCGTACTCAAAATGAGCGGGCCCCGAGCAGTCGCTCGAGCAGACCCCGGTTCCGTCCTTGTCGCCCCACACGAGCGTGCGGACGGTCTGCCCGTTGAGCGTGATCTGCGTCGATTCGGTACCGACCGCCTTGTCGACGAGGCTGGCGCGGGCGTGGAACGTGCCGGTCACGTTTTCCTTCGCGGCCCACGCTTCGGGAACGTCCGTCACCGTGCAGGTGAGGGTCGCCTGGTCGGCGACGCACTCGCCAATCTTGGTGCCGTCGTCCAAGGTGAAGGGGAAATTCGCGCGCCAGTTGAAGCCGCCGTCGACGCTGCCAACGGTGAGGACCGAGCCGGGGGTGAGGCGCGGGGTCTGCCAGGTGCCCTCGACGGCAACCTCCGAGGAGGTCTGGCGGGAGGCGCTGGTGGCCTTGGTGACCTGAGCGCTGATCGGCTCCGGGCTGGCGGGGGCCGCGAGCGCGGGAGCCGCGGCGGCTGCGACGGCGAGGCCTACGGTGAGGCCGAGGCCTGCGAGCGTGTACTTGGTGGTGTTCTTGGTGTTCATCGTTATTCAGTCCGTTTCGGTGTCGAGGGTGAGGTCAAGGGCGTTGAGGCGGGCGTCCTGGATGAGGCGGCGGACGCGCTTGTCGGTGCAGGGGGTGCCGGGGTGCTTGATCCACCAGATCGTGCTGTGGAGCCATTCGACGGTTGCGAGGGTCACTGGTGGGCCTCCTCGTCGGCTTCGGCTTCGTCGCGTGCGGCCTGGGCGGCGTACTCGGCGAGGCTCTTCTCGAACAGGGCGTTCATGACTTCGTCGGGGTGGGTGGCGACCATGAGGCCTGCGATCATGAGGGCGCGGATGCAGTCGGGTGCGACGGCCCAGGCGAGGCGGTGGCGGAGGCCGTGCCAGCCGTGGTGGCCGTTGCGAAGCTGGTCGATGTCGCCCTTGTACTTCGCGGGGATGAGCATCTCGGTCACTTGTCGGCCCCTTCCTGGTCGGCGTGGGTGAGGTCGATCAGGTTGCCGATCTCGTCGATGGTGAGCGTGAACGCGCCGATGATGTGGTCGCGCGCCTTGGGGTTGACGGCGGGCATGTCGAGCATCCTCATGGCGTCGAGGGTGCGGGCCTGTTCGCGGTGGAGGGCGGCGCGCACGAGGTGCGCCTGCCTTGGGGTGAGGGTGGTACCGTTGATCTGCACGATCTTTGTCCTTTCATGTGGGGTCGTGCGTGGGTCTCGCGGGGTGGCAGCCTCGCGGGGCCCTTTTGGTTGTGGTGGTTACGCGGCCCGTTGGGCTGCGCGTGTGGCGGCGGCCTTGCGGGCGGCCTGGCTGCGGTTGCTGCGCGCTGTGATCCTGCCTTCGCCCGGTTCGGCTGCGTGCCTGGCCTGGTAGGCCGTGAGCGCGTCGGCGGGGATGCGCCAGCCGGCCCGGCCCTTCTCGTTCCACGCGGCGATCTGCCCGTCACGGATGCGACGGCGAACGGCGGCGGGGGAGAGGCGGAGCATGTCGGCGGCCTCAGCGAGGGTGAGGATCTGAGTCACGCGGCCTCGCCTCCGAAGTCAACGCGGCGAGCCTGCATGATGACGACGCCGCTGCGCTGGTCTTTGATGGCGTATCCGGTGCGGGTCGGGGCCACGTCGGCGTTGGCGATCTGATCGGCGCGCTTCATGAGGTCGGCGACCGTGGTCCCGAGGAGCTCGGCGAGGCGCGTCAGTTCAGATACTGAGAAGTCGCCATGCCCGTTGAGCTTCCTCGAAAACGTTTGTCGGCCAATCCCTAGAGCGCGTGCGGCGGTGGCCTGGGTCAGGCCGTTTTCTGCGACGCGCTCGCGGATTGCGGTCGTGAGTCCTTCCATGTTGGGCACCTCCTTACTTGGTACTTGGTTGTCTCAAAAATAAGACACTACAAGTATGTCTCATAAATAAGACAGACGCAAGCCTGGATAGCTAGACGTGTCGCTAATTTGAGACATAGAATGTTGACCATGGTGAAAAAACCGCTGAAAATCGGCCATTTTGAGAAACGGTTAGTGATGCTCATTACATCCGCAAATGCGGCGCGCGGGGGCACAATCAGGTCGCTCGCCGCCGCCTCGGGCATCTCGCGGGCGCGCGTTGACCGCATCCTGCGCGGCGTCGCGTCAATGAGCGCGACCGACCTGCAGAGTATCTGCGACGCCCTCGACCTCATCCCCTGGAAGCTCGCCCTAGCCGCTGAAACGGGCCGCACCTATGAGGAGGTCATAGCGGACCTCGACGGCGCGCCTACGGCTTGACATGCGCGCCCTGAAAACGCCGGGCATATAGCGAAGCCCCCACCGGGGCGCTTATTCCGGTGGGGGCATGTGCAAGTTAGGAGGCCCGTGCGCGCGGGCAAGCCCCGGAGCCATCCGGGTGTCAATATGTATGCACGCGTTCATCGTAGCACGCGTGTCCCGTGTTAGGGACAAAGCCGCCGCCCCTGGCATGACATTCCCGATCATTACCAGGGGCGGCGGGGTTTGCGCATGTTAGGCCAGCGCAGGTGGCCGGGTCTCTCGCGTCGGGGCGCGGTTTACCCAAGAGAGAACCGCCCAGCTACCCGAAGATGCCGAGCGATCTGTTACGCCCATTCTACCAGTGGCCGCACACATCTGCGTCCAGGCGTGGCCGGTGATATGAGAAGTCCCCACACGGAACCCGGTCGGGAAGTGTGGGGGCGCTGCCACTAGCCTAGCTCGCGGCGGGCGCATCTGTAGACATGAGAGCCACCCCCGCGCCGTGAGAGGCCCAGTCAACGGCGGGGGTGTGGGGTCTGCGCATTGGGGCCCGCGCATGGGCCGGGGCTGCGTGGCGAACCGCGCTACTCCTAATGGTTAGGTCGCACCCCGCTTTGGGCCGGGGCCTGCAGTGCCTAACCTCGATATGGCCCCGGTCATTTGTGCATGAAACAGAGGCCCGGCCGGGGATCTATTGCCCCTATCCTACCTCGCCCCGCCCACATCTGCGTCCCCACGGGCGCCCCGCGCGGGGCGCAATGTGTCAAGACGGGCGACCACGAGCGCGGGGGCGCGCGAACCTGTTTTTAGGTGCGTGTCACGTGACACGCGCGCAACGTCACGCAAGGGTGTTTTAAGCCTATTCAAGGCCAGTTATAAAAACCGAGTTTTCGTTGCAAAATTAGGACCTTTCCCCACACTCGCACCGCAAATGCCGAAACACCCTGCGGGGGGTTCGATTCCCCCCATCTCCACAACAAAAACCGCGTGATTCTGCGGTAAACTGAGGGTGCTGAAACAGCGTGACACGCGAGCGTGACACGCACGCTAATTTAGCGGAGTACAATCAAGATCAAGCAAAGCTCCCAAAGTTCAAGCAAGGCGGTGCAAGGATGGCTTCTGTCAAGGCGGTGACCCACCGTGACGGCACCGTCGTGTACCGCGTCCGATACCGCACCGGCGGGCGCAACCCGGTCGTGGAGACCTTCTACGATGCCGCGAGCGCGCAACGCTTCGCCGACCTCGTTGACCGCGTCGGCGGTGCCGCTGCCCGCGAGATGCGCAGCCTCGACGATCTGGCCGCCGCCGACACACCCACCGTCGCCGCGGCTTGCGCCCATCACCTCGAGGCCCTGGCCGCGTCGGCGACGCCCGGCACGATCAGTAGGTACAGGCAGATCGTGCGGGACCGGATCGAGCCGCGCCTCGGCATGGTCCCCGTGGACATGCTCACCCGGCACGCGGTCACGAAGTGGGTCGCAGAACTACGCCGCACCCCCGTCACGCGCGGGGCAACCGCCGGCCGCCCCCCGTCGGCAAAGACCATCCGCAACGCCCAAGCCCTCCTCAGCGCCACCCTACAACGCCTCGTCGACGAGGACGTGATCCCCCGCAACGTGGCTAAAGGCGTCCCCCTCCCCAAAGACGCGACCGTCCGCGAGATGCGATTCCTCACCCCCGACGAATTCGCCCGCCTCCATGCACAGATCCCCGCCGATTACCAGCCGTTCGTCGCGGCCATGTACGGGCTCGGCCTGCGCTTCGGCGAGGCAACCGCCCTCACGGTCGGCGACGTTGACCTCGACGTCGCCCAGCCAGTCGCCCGCGTCAACAAGGCCTGGAAGATGGGCGAGAATGGCGTGCCCTACATTGGGGCGCCGAAAACCAAGCGCGCCCGGCGTACCGTCACAATCCCCGCGCCGCTGATCCCTGAGCTGCGCGCTGCGCTCGCGGGCAAGGCGGCGAGTGATCTCGTGTTCACGGCGCGCCGGGGCGGGCCGATCACGTCGGGGCCGTTCCATGCTCACATCTGGCAGCCTGCGTGTGATGCGGCGGGCCTGTCACCTCGCCCGCGTGTGCATGATCTGCGACATTCCCATGCGTCGGCGCTGATTGCCGCCGGCGTCCCGCTGCCCGTCGTGCAGCGGCGTATGGGGCACGAATCGATCCAGACGACCGTCGACGTGTACGGACACCTCGCTCCTGATGCGTACGCGGGCGCTGCTGAGGCTATGAGCGTGGCCATGGGCGGCGTGACCCCACAACTCGGCATGTGATGCGCATCTCCCTTACTTGGCTTGCGCAGTAGCTCGCGCGAGGGCTAGAGTCGCGGCCCGGTCAGGGCGCCCGAACCGATCTGCGCAAATAGGAGGAACTATTCGGAAATCCCGATATGTTCCTCGCCTGATACACGACGAAGCCCCCACCGGCCCGTTTTATGGGCGGCGGGGGCTTTACTGTGGTGTCATGGGTGGACGGTGGTAGGCCAGGAGGCCATGAGGCCGTTCGCGCCCTTGCCGAGCGCTGTTTGCGCCTGTCCCTCGTTGGTGATGATGTGCGCGATTGTGGGTTTTCCGGTCGCGGTGAGCTGTTGCCAGGCGGCGGCGGGCGCGTCCCATTCAAGACCGAGCACATCCCAGCGGGACGGGTCGGCGGTGGCGAGCTCGTTCGGGTACAACATGCACATGGTCCGATAGCCGCGTGCCTTGGCGCGGTCCACGGACCCGGCATTGACAAAATGCTTCCACAGCACCCGGCGTTCCGGGTGGCCGCTGAAAGCGTCGTCAAGCAGCGTGTACAGGTCGAGCTCAGACTGCAGATCCGAGGAGTTCGCGTCCTGCTTCGATGAGGTCACCTTGTGGTCAATGGCGAGGATGACGTCGTCGGGAATCTGCTCGAGTAGGTCAGTGAACCGCATGAACGGCCCCGACGCTTGTCGCAGGGTTTTCAGCGTGTCCCAGGTGGTCGACCAGATCGGGAGTTTCGTACCCGGTACGGTGCGCTCGGTGGTCCAGTCGTGGATCATGACGTATTCGCCCGACGCGCAGCGGCGTAGGGAGATTTCGAGCGCCTTGAAGCCAGCGCGCAGGGACGCGTCAAGCCCGGCTTGCGTGAACTCAGGGTACTCGGTGCCCCCGAGCCTGTGAGACACGTAGAAGGGGCGGCTGGCGAGGAACTCGGCGACCAGGTCGCGCGCCGCGCCCGGTGTCGTCGCTGCGCGGGGTCGCAGTGGGATGTCGCCGCCTTCGCGTCGGCGGCGGTACAGGCGGCCTGTCACGTCCCCGCCGTCGCGGCGGCGGACCTTGAGTACGCGGCCCGCCGGGATGTTTTCGACGGCGTCACGCATTGGGCACCACCACCTGCACACCCGCACCGTTCGCGACCTGAGTGTTCGGGTAGGTGACCGTTAGGTCGCCGGCCTGAGCGGTGCGACGCGCGACGAGGATGGTCTGTAGGTTGTTGCCCTCTTGCGCGGCGAACTCGAGGCGCTCCCAGCCGGCGTTGATAGTGACCTGGTCGGCGGTTTCCGGCGCGGTCGACCGCTCAAACGTGAGGCCAATCGTCAGGCCGGTCGTCGCGGGGACTTCGGGGGCAGTGCATGTGCCGGTCTCAGCGGGTTCGGCCTGGCGTTTCTTGACCTGGCCGACAACGGGCGTGCCGCCGCCGCGGGTCGTGACGGCGGCCCAGGCGGCTTCGACGGGCTGCGACGTGCGCACGGTCAGCTCCGGCGACCAGGGGCCGACGGCGACCGTGAACCTCATGGTGCCGATCCAGTACGGTTCGACGAGCGTCTCGAACCCGGCGGGGAATGTGAAGGTCTGCCCGTTGACTGCCTTGGTGTTGACGGCGAGAATCGTGCGGTCGCCGGCCTGGCCGTCGGTGCGGACGGCGATTGTGTCGCCGATATGCTGGCCCGCCGCGTGGCCGACCAGGGTCGGGCCCGCCGCGGGGTTCGGCTTAGTTTCCCCGTGGTCATCATGCCCCGGCGCGTCCGTCTGCTCGGTGAGGAGGTACACGGCCCCGTCGGGGAGGGCTTCTGCTTCGGCGCGTGTGTTGACGATCTTGATGTCTGCGAGCGTGAGGGGCTTGCCGTTTTCGTCGACGAGGGGCGTGCCGCCGGGCGCGGGGGCCGGGGTGTCGGGCGTGGGGGCCGGGGCGGTGAGTATGTCGCCAAGGGTAAGCGTCTGCCCGTCGGCGAGGGCCACGTCGCGCTCGGCGAGGATACCAGTCGGGGAAGCTACGGACACGACGTAACGGCCAGGCCTGAGTTCGGCGGTGATATGGCCGTCGTCGCCCGAGCTCATGACAGACCCAGGGACGATGAGGTCGCCGTCAGGGGTGCGCGTCGGGTTCGGTGTGGGGGTGGCTGTGATGGTGACGGTGACGGGCTGGCCGGTGGGGTCTTTGACGTGGCCCTTGATGGTGGCGGGCATTGTGTTCCTCACTGTGTAGCTGGGCGGTGTGGGTGGCCCGCCCCATGCGCCGCGAGCCTCGGGGGTCGTCGCGGCGCCGGGACGGGGGTTACTTGCTGTCGCGCGCTTCTAGCGCCTCGAGGCGCTCGTAGATCGCGAGGTGCGTGTCGTGCGCGTGCGTGTCGATGATGCGCGTCGCCGCTTCGCGAGCGGTGCGTTCGTCGTGTATTTCTTCGGCCAGGCGTGCGCCGCGCTTATCGATTCGGTCTATGCGCTCCTTCATATCTGTGAGGCTGCCACCGTGGCTGTCGAGCGTGGACGCGACGCGGTCGACCGCTTCACTGACTGCCTTCACGGTTTCACGCACAATGTCGAGGTCGTCTCTGATGTTCGTGCTGTGGTCGTTGCTGACCTGCGCGTCGGCGGACTGGGCGGCGACCTTCGCCTCCTCAGCGGCGCGTGTTGCCCGCTGAAGGTGCGACTCCATGCTCGTTTTCAAGCGAGCGAAGCCGACGGCGGCGGCGCCGCCCAGCCCGGCGATCATGACGGCGACCAGGCCGTTAATGGCCTCGACGACCTTGGGATCGGTGAGGATGTGGGTCACTGGCCACGGTCACCGCCCGAGCCGCGGTTCGCGCGGTAGTCGGCCAGGAAAGCGTTAAGGTCGGTGTACTTGCGCACTTCTTCAACGGTTTCGCCGCCGGGCGTGAGGGCACCCGCCCAGTCGATAATCGAAATTCCGTTGATCTTTATGCCCGAAAGCACCTGGAACACCGCCCAGGCGATACCCAGGAATACCGACGCATTGGCGACGAACAGCTGCCAGGTAGCCGGGTAGGAACCCGACACCCACACGGTCAGAGAGACGACGACGGCAACGCCCGTGAGTAGAACCTTACGGCGTGCCGGGGTCCAGTACGGGCGGTCGAGCGCCGCCTGGACGACCGGCCAGATGAGGCCGCCGACGACCGTCATAATGAACGGATCGGACTGCAGGCCGAGGAGGAGCTGGTTCACGGTCAGGCCTCCTTCTTGGTGGCGTCGATGACGCGCTGCGCGGCGGCGTCCACGTCCTCACGCACGCCCCCACGGATAGCGGCGACGGCGGCGTTGTGACGCTCCCACGCCTGACGCACGAGTAGGTTGTAGAAGTCCCACTCGACGACGCGGGCCGTGCCCAGGAGGCGCTCGTACGCGGTGCGTTCGCCGTACGTGTTGTCGATGGCGCGGGCGCCGCCCACGGTCGCGTGAATCAGGGCGTACGCCCAGTCGCCCCAAGGGGTGCGGGTGCAAATGATGTACATTTCGTCTCCAATCAGGTCAGGTGTGGTTGCTGCGTGCGCGGGGGCCGCGCCCGAAGTCGTTGTGGTGCCGTCGGCGGCTTCGGCTGGCGGTCGCAGGACGTGGGTCCACAGGCCGCGCGCCGTGTAGGGGTGTGCGTAGAAGTTGATGACGCGGGACTCGCCGCCGGTCTCGTCGCCGGGGCCGTCGCCCCATGCGCTACCACCGATGTCTCCGAGGCCGTCGATCCAGAGCTCGGCGAGCGTGTCGTTGCCGGTGTAGGCGGCGACGTGACCGACGCCCCCGGATGCGGCCTCGGACAGGAGGAGGTCGCCGGGGTAGAGGTTGTCGGCGTCGCCGCCGGTCTGCGCGTAGGGGATGACGGCCCAGCCGACGGCCTCGAGGCCTGCGCGCATGTCGCCCGTGTAGCTTGCCGAGCCCGTAGGGAGGCCGGCGCGGCGCGCGGCTGCGAGCGTGGAGGAGGAACAGTCGGCCTCGGCGACCGCGCCGGGAATCGGCTCGGTTAGCGAGTTAATTGACTGGCGGTTCGGCTGGCTGTAGCCGACGTCGGCGACCGTGGTGTAGTAGGTCATCCAGGATGCGAGTTCTTCGCCCTTCGTGGTCATTGGGTCTCCTTAATATCCGGTGGCGTGGAAAGTGAAGGACACGGCGGTTGCAACGTCACGGTCGGGGAGGGTGATTCGGAAGCCGGTAGCGTTGACGATGTCCACGGCCCAGCGGGTCGGGACATGCGCGTTCACGTCGGAGTTGACCTGCCCGTACGCGAAGGTGACGCCCACGTGGACGCAGTCGTCAGGGAACGCGACGGGGAAGTTGATAAACGGGGTGACGCACCGCTTCGCCCCGGCGACACCCTCGTACTGTGCGAAGCCCGTCCATCGCCCGTGCTGTTCGACGCGCGGGGTCTGCGCAGGGACCGACGCCTTGGCGCCCACGACCCAGTTGCCAGCGGCGGACCCGTACGTGATGACTGGGGTCAGGCGCGTAAGTTCCCACTGGCCGCGCTGGCTCTTCCTGCCCTCGCACTTGTGGATGTGGTTCGACATGTCAAAGTAGATCGGGCGTGCGGCGGTTGGCGGCTGCCCGGCGCGGGCGGCGGCGTTACAGACGTTCACGGCCTCGTCGTAGGTGTCCACATGAATAATGTGGGCAATGGACGCGGCGGTTTTTGGCCAGGTGGCGAGGATATCCTCACCCGCCTCGGGTGTGCGGACGCGGTTCCACTGTTCGATGGTCAAGACGGTTCCCCTTACTGTCGCAGGTAGGTGGCGGTGAATCTGTAGTCCTTCAAGGTCGCGTAGGACTTCTGGTTCGATTGCAGGGCTATGCCGATGCGCTCGCCCTCAGCGCAGCGGATCATGCCCGACGTGCGGATCGTCATGTACTGGCCGGGGCCGCCGGACCCGTACGCGTAGACAGATCCGAACGCCGAGGTCGGGGAATAGACGGCGCCCTTCGCGGCGTTCGTGACCGCAAGAAGAACCGTTCCATCCCACCCGTAGGACTTCACGGCAGCCCAGGCCTCGACCTGATAAACGCCAGCCTTGGGGACCGTGACGGTCTGGCCGCCGTCCGATGACTTCCAGGTGCCGCCGGTCTCGACGAGCTTCCGACCGTTCGTTAGCAGCTGGAGGCGATTCCACACGTCACCGTTGAAAACGGTCGATGAGACCTCACCCGACGCCCAGCACAAGGCCGGCTTGTCCGCGAGCGCATCCCACGGAACCTCCGTGACGAGCGTGCGGCGACCGTTAATTGTCTGCCAGTACGCAAGCCCGGTCGGGGTGAGCGCCGCGTCGTTGCCTTTGCCGTCTGCGAGCTGAATCTGCACGTTCTGGCTGGTGCGGGTCATGCTGATACGGCTGGGCGCGGGGTCCGAGTAGGCTTCGTCCCATCGGGTGAGGGTGAGGCGGATCGGCCAGTGGCGGCCCGCCGGTGGCGTGGTGTGCGGCCAGGTCGCGGTGACCATGATCTGGCGTTGGTCGGTGCTTTCGAGGTCGCCGACGTTTAGCGTTAGGGTGCGGGTGGTCGCCTCGCCGGTGGAGGTGGAGACAACGGCGGGGATACCGTTAATGAGGTAGGTTGCGGTGATGGTTGCGCCGGCGGGTGCCTGCATGGTGAGGGTGACGCGCAGGTCACGGATGGTCTTACCTGTGGTGGGTGTCGAGGTGGTTTCGACGTGTTCGGGCCCCCAGGTTGGCTGGGCGATCTCAAAAACCGGGTGCGTGCCTTGCCAGCGAGCGGTGGTGGCGGGGTTCTGGCCGTTCGGGTGGCCGTAGGTGAAGGCGGCCCGCCAGAGCATGAGTTGGTCGCCGCGCTGGGTGCGGGCGGTGCCGACACCGCCGAGCACGAACTCAGAGCCCCTGAGTTGGGCGCCGCTGATCCATTTGCCGGTGATTCGGTCGGCGATCAACTCGCCTGGTATGATCGCGTTTTCGGCGCGGATCTTGTCGACGACGGTGAGGGTGTCGAACGCGGCGAGCTTGGCATATAGGGCTTCGCTTGCGACGATTTCGCGGGCGGTGACGGTACCCGCCTTGATACGCGACCCATCGATAGGCCCCGTGTTGGCTTCGGCGATCTTGCGGGTGAGGTCGTCGCGGGTCTCCTCGATTGCGGCCTGCGCGCCCTGCAGGGCGGCGTTCGCCTGGGTTGCGGCGTCGCGT